CATTGTGATGTTCCTCCTTCAAATTAGTGAGAAATTAAAAAGAGCCGCTTTTCCAGCTGCTCTATTGGGGTACCGGTTTTTGGTTTTTGTTTCTTTGGCATCTTCCCAAGCAGAGAGTTGTACACCGCTGCACGAGAGAATATAAGGCCTTGACCTGTGTCCAGAGGAATGCGCTCATCGCTCTCCATAAACAGAATTTTATCTGCAAATCCGAGCTCAATTGCTTTATTCGCATTCATCCATGTCTCTGCATCCATGAGGTGAGAGATCTTTGCTCGGGAAAGGCCTGATTTCAGTTCGTAAGCATTTATGATGCTTTCCTTGACCTCATCCAGCAATGCCTTGGCACGGAGCATTTCCTCGCTATCACCAATGGCAATTGTCGAAGGGTTATGGATCATCATCATGGATACCGGCGACATATATACATCGCCGCCAGCCATAGCAATGACAGAAGCGGCGCTTGCAGCAAGGCCATCAATTTTAACTGTGACCTTGCCGGTATAATCCATCAGCATGTTATATATCTGCGCAGCCGCAAATACATCCCCGCCGGGCGAGTTAATCCAAACCGTGACGTCACCTGTGCCTGCCATTAGTTCGTCTCTAAACATCTTTGGGGTCACTTCGTCGCCATACCAGGTCTCGTCTGAAATTTCTCCGTTGAGGTATAAGGTGCGTTCTCCGGTAGTTTCATCTCGCACCCAATTCCAAAATTTCCTCATTGGCTGTTAACCTCCTTTTGATAAAAATTGCCTGCCTGTGAAAGTGGAAGCATGTTTCCGTTTACCAGATACAGATCACCGCCCTCTTCGGCAGGGATACGATTCATGTCCTCAAGCTCCCGGATATCATTAGCTGATAGCCAACCGTTCTGCCGTCCGACTGCATATCCGTTCATCCGGCTCTGGTAGTCGCCACGCAGCAGTCCATCTACATTAAACTTAATAAAGATTGAGTTTTTCTCAGATGGCAAGAGAAGCGATTGCTGAAGGCTCTGCTCCCATCGCACAACCCATGGGTCAAGTGTGTATTTTACGAACTCCAGCGATTGCTGCTCAATATTGGAGAAGCTGGACTTTTCAAGGTCGCCCACCATGTGCGGAGGTATACGGAATATCCTCGCGATTTCGTTGATCTGGAATTTTCTTGTCTCCAAGAATTGAGCCTGCTCCGGAGGAATACCAATTGCCTGAAACTTCATTCCTTCCTCCAGTACAGCGATTCTATGGGCGTTTCCACTGCCTTGATAGGCGCTGTTCCAGCTGTCCTTGACTCTCTGGATGTCCTTGATTACTCCCGGATGCTCCAGCACACCACCGGGATTGGCACCGTTTGCGAAGAATGACGCACCGTATTCTTCAGTCGCAAGCGACATGCCAATGGCGTTTTTAGCCATAGCAATAGGACTGTACCCGATGAGGCCATCGAAACCGAGGCCGGGTATGTGGAGTATCTCATCTCTACGGAGTGTCACTGTTCCGCTATTGGGGTTGATCCGGCTTTCTTCTGAATCCCTGCGATATGTGTAAATCAGCTCTCCGTTTGCCGCTCGGCTAACTTCCATTTTGTTGGGAAGCAGTGGGTATAGTGCGATTGGCTGTCCGCGGCCGTTCCTCAAAACCTGCGCATAAGCATTGCCCCAAAGTAAAAGATGACTCATCAGTGTCTCTCGGAACACAAATGAAGTCATCTCTGGGTTAGGCTCGTTATGAAGCAGGTAGTATAGCGGGTGTTGCGGTATACGTTCTTTGCTTCCGTCCATTCGGTATTGATAAACGTGCAGCGGAAGTCCCGCTATAGCCTCGGATAGTATTCTTACGCAGGCATACACTGCAGCTGATTGCATTGCCGTCCGTTCGTTGACTGTCTTACCACTGGTCGTGCTGCCAAACAGAAACGAAAATGCACTGCCAATACGGTTTTTAGGTTTATCACGTGATCGAAATAAACCTGAAAATATACTCATGTAGATCACCTCCGAAAAATGGGCATGAAAAAGGCACCGCCAAAGCGATGCCTGTATATTGACCTATTCTTTTATATCCTATATCAACCCGTATTTCTTAGTTACCTCGTTAATGTCTTTGACCCATTCTTCTAACGGTAGTATTTCGTTTCGTTCATTTGCTCGAATAGCTTCCCGTGCAACGTCTCGTATAATAATTAGAACAGCATCAAGTTGTTCGAGTATGAATTTCCCGTTTTCACCCAGTTCGGCATCTAGACTTTTTTCAGACTCTTTAAATTGGTAAATACTCTGGAAATCCTTGATCTTCTCTAGCACCTGTGGGTCATTAACAAAATCGTCAATAGGTTGATCACGCCGTATTGAGTTGCATTTTTGGCATGCTGGTACAATATTTCCTTTAACAAAGCGTCCGCCTTTAGCTGAAGGCACTATATGGTCGGCAGTAAGTTGAATAACGTCACCGCTCATTCCGCAATAAGCGCAGCGATTATTAAAAAACTTTATGCCGCACTCGTAGGCATCTTTATCGTTACTGGATAGCAGCAACCCATCACGAATCGCTTTTTTGAATCCGCCTTTTCCAATGCCAAGCTTCTGAGTTAAGTTTGTTTTCCTCTTGGCCGTATTCTTCATGAAGGTCATTCCACCTTTCTGTACCACTGCGTATTTGCACTATCTTTTTCTGTGGGCACTACACCTGGTACCTTCCCGGCGTTCACATAATTATAAAACGATCTTCCAAGAGCCAGTCGGACACCCTTGGATATGCTAATCCAGTCGGTACCGAACACTGCCTTGATGTTAAACGCAGTATCTTTCGGAATTCGGCCAGTGCGGATAAGCAACTCTTGGAACCACTGTTGGAATTCGGTATCCTCCAGCACCTTGCTTTTGATGTAAAACGGAACGGTCACTCCTTCTTCTTGGGCTAAACGCTCGAGATCGGCAAATTCCTTATCTGTGAACGACACCTGAACCACTCTTGACATATAAAAACCACCTTTCACTTATTCTGGTTTTTATTATAAACCTGCATGTTATTAAATGTCAAGCGGTTTTTATTAAAAACATTAAGGTTTTTAATAAAATAAGCAGACCCCTCTCATTGTACACCGACTCGCTGCTGGCAGAGCCACAACGGATGGCGCGGTCGAGCGCCATAATGGTTGCTACTGCGCCATCTATTCTTTCTGTACTCTTCTCCTTATCTGGCTTTATGTTTCCAGCTGGATCGGTCTTGATGTAGATGTTATCCATCATCCAACGGAGTACAGGATGACCGCCGTGGGCGATTTTCTGCTCAAGTGTCAGCTTCATTAGTTCCTTTGTAGGTGGAGACATATCTTTAAAGCCTTGTCCGAAGGGAACAACTGTAAATCCAAGGCCCTCGAGGTTCTGTGTCATCTGAACAGCACCCCATCGATCAAAGGCAATTTCCCGGATGTTATACTTCATTCCGAGTTGTTCAATGAAGCTTTCAATAAAGCCGTAATGCACAACATTTCCTTCTGTCGTCATAAGGTGTCCCTGTTTTACCCAAAGGTCGTACTGGACATGGTCACGACGTACCCGGAGATCAATGTTGTCCTCTGGCATCCAGAAAAACGGGAGTATCTCATACTTGTCCTCCTCGTTCTGTGGTGGGAATACCAGCACGAAAGCTGTAATGTCCGTTGTGGAGGAAAGATCAAGCCCGCCATAACATACCCGTCCTTCTAGGCTGTCAGCATCAACCGGGAATGCACATGCATCCCACTTCGCCATTGGCATCCAACGAACAGCTTGTTTAACCCACTGATTAAGTCGGAGCTGTCTGAAGCTGTTTTCTTCGGCCGGATTCTGCTTTGCACTTTCACAGGCAGCCCGAACCTTATCAATTCCAACCGTGATTCCAAGGGAAGGATTCGCTTTCCTCCATACTTTTGGATCAGTCCAATCATCATCTTCCTTGGCACCATAGATCACCGGATAGAAAGTAGGATCGTGTTTTCTGCCTTCTAAAATATCCAGCGCCTTCTGATGTGTTTCATAGCAGATGCTCTGGGTATCTGATCCCGCAGTGGTGATGAGAAAATATAGCGGCTGCATTCTTGCATCACCAGAACCCTTTGTCATGACATCAAACAATTTCCTGTTAGGCTGGGTATGCAGTTCATCAAACACCACACCGTGGATGTTGAAGCCATGCTTGGAATAAGCCTCAGCTGACAGCACCTGATAGAAGCTGTTGGTTGGAAGATATATCAGTCGCTTTGTTGAAGCCAGTATCTTTACACGCCGGGACAGTGCAGGGCACATCCGTACCATGTCGGCTGCCACCTCAAAAACAATCGATGCTTGCTGGCGATCAGCCGCGCAACCATATACTTCGGCACGTTCCTCACCGTCACCGCAGGTCAATAAAAGAGCAATAGCTGCAGCAAGCTCTGATTTGCCTTGTTTCTTTGGTATCTCTACATATGCCGTATTAAACTGCCGGTAACCATTAGGCTTAAGAATACCGAATATATCCCGGACTATCTGCTCCTGCCAGTCGATAAGCTCAAAAGGCTTGCCTGCCCATGAGCCTTTCGTATGCGAGAGAGCCTGAATAAAAGAAACCGCATAATCTGCGGCATCTTTATCATAATAAGAGCCTTCGGCCATGAAGGCGGTTGGCTTGTATTTCTTTAATTTACGCATATGCGCCGCCTCCTTTATAAAAATAGGCAAAAGGAAAGAGCCTCCGTAGAAGCCCTTTGCTTTTGCCTATTTCTTCTTTTATTATGCTTCTTGCGTTTCACCAGTTAAAATGAAACGACAGTATTCAGCTTTGTGATCAATGAGGTAAGCTACCAGTTCATAGTAGCCACGCTCATTGGCCTCATACTGTACACGATTCACATCAAACATATTTGTAACCCCGCTATCTCGTATAGCGAGGATTTGTTCCTTTATCTTTTCAGTCATCGGTGGGAACCTCTTTCTCCACAGAGTCAATGGTGGCCTGGCGCAGGATATCTAAGTCAAAGCCCGCGTCCTTGTAGCCTTCCAAAATAGTGGTATAGTAATAGCAACTTGGCTGGCCAAGCGGTCTACCCTCGTTCATCACATACATCATAGCTTTGACATTCTTGCCTCCCAGTTTTACCTTTACCGTTTCCTTTCGGTAAAGGAAGGGCCAGCCTTCATAGCGGTCGAGCGCAGCCTCGTCTGCAGAAGTCAGTTCCCAAACCAATACAGGGACGCTGCCGCCCTTAAAGGGTTCTACTGTCGCCACCGCACCCGCGTGTGCGCCTCGGAACAGGAGCCGCCAATCTTTCAGTATACTGGTACCTACCACCCTTGCTGTGGGGCACCGGTTCGCCATCTGCTTTATGTTAAGGTTCGAGCCGTAAGCAATGTACAGTTTTTTATCCATTATTCTTTGTATCCTCCTTCTTGAGCTTAGGTTTCTCGGACGGTTCAGGCCGCCCGAAATCGCCATGCCGCCGAGCCGTTCAAGTGAGCTGTCAGGTGTTCGCGGCAGTTTGCAAACTCCTCACCAATGAAGCCAATGCGATTCAAGTAAGTCCGCATGGCGAACTTTTCGTTCTCTGTCTGTGGCTTCTTGGCTGATGCACATTTTTGCGTTAGCGCCTGATGGTTAAGGGCTAAGGCTAAAACCACGTAGCTTCTTATCTTGCCAGCATGAAGCTCACTGTTAAATCCCCTAAGCTCTACTGTGTGATTGCCGGTGAAAAAGCTGTGAAGGTTCAGGAAGTGGTAGCGACTGTTGTGATAATGCTTGTCGCGGCTTTCGCTGTAGCCTTCGTACCAAATCTCCTCAATTGCTCGCATGGTCTTAGGCTTGCGGCGGTTCATTTTGTCGACCAGTATGCTGTCCATCTTCTTGCAATAGTTCATCCTCTCCGGCGCAATCTGAAGCGCCTTGTAAAAAAGGTCATTCTTGCTGGCGATGATGTTAATAAAGTTTCTGATGCTCCTTGGTGTATGGTTGGAACCATCAAGGTGAATGTGTATGCCGCAGGAGGCATTTGCAAAAGCCCCTGCCTTGCGCAACTGCCTGACTAATTCCTGCAGGCATTCTATGTCCTCCCGATAGGTAAGGATGGGGCTAACCAGCTCCACACTATATTCGCGAGTGGCCGCTACCTTTTGACGGCCGCTTCGCTTTTGGCAGGAGATACTTCCATCGCTCATAAGCTTCCAAATTCGTCCGTCCGGCGCTATGACCTTCTTGGTGTCGTAGTAGTCGCCCGTGCTGGTGATCGTCCCTCCAAGGTATTCAGCAGTAACTCCTGCTGCTTCGTTTCTTGTAATACCTGTAAATTCAATTTCAATTCCAAATCTGCTTGTTAACACTGTGTTTTTCCTCCTGTACTTGTATGCTTCGTGCCTTTCGGCATGTACATATATCACTCTAAAAGGCTTATATAGCAAGCGATATTTAAGAGAAAAAACACACAAATATATGGGTAGGGCAGGCCACACTGAGCCTAATACTTTACAGCTTTTTCACTAAATCCTCACCATACACAACACCAAGGCTTGAACCTCTATCCCAAGTGCAGAATATCGTACCCGTATCATCCACGAAGTCCACAGTCCCTTTGTCGCCAGGTCTCAATTTTGAGTACTGGTCGTTCATCCTCACCAACTCAACACGGGTTCCCGCTGGATATTGTTTTCGGAGCCTTTCCACTGTCTCCTTTGAGGGAAACTTATTCATGATCTGTTACCTCCGTTACTTTAGCTGGGGCACCATTCTTGAAGGCACTATTGCCTGACAGGTTTCTGAGCAGGATTTTACGTGCTGTTTTATACTCGTCTCCGACAAAACCCAATCTTATAAGGAACACTCGAAATGCAAACTTCTCATTCTCTACAGGCTTATCCTTCGCAGTCACGCGATGCTGTTCCTTTGCAGCTGCACAGAGGGCACCAATGAAGCGAGAATAAGCAGAAACCTCCTCAGGCTCTATCCCAAAGCGGAACCATGGAAACCTGATCGTTGTTTCTGTCCGTTCTATAGGCAGCGCCTCGGCTCCGATTGCCTTCTTAATGAGTGAAGCCTTGCTTGCGATGAGCCGCTCCAGATTCTCAAGCGCTGCATCAGTAAACCCATCCAGTGGCATTTCTATCGTAAGCGTGTCACACAGTTCATCGGCGCCTACTTCGTCACTTTCGTAGGTAAAGCCGAGCTCCAGAAGTTTTTTCAGTAAGTTCTGGATGGTAATCTCGTCCGTGCAATCATCCCATGAAAGAGCACCATCCTTGCTGATAGTGATATTGTCTACAACATAGGCAAAGCTCGGTGCACCTTTATAAACAGGTTCAAAGCCGAGAGCTTCTCCTATTGCCTTGACGAGAGCTTTGCGTTCCCCGCCGGTTACATTGAATTTAACTTCCATTTTCGTTAGCCTCCTTAGCTTTTTGGTGACTACATATATCACTCTAAAGCTGTGGAATAGCAAGCAATATTGAGTAGGAATTAATGTGCATCAAGCTGATTCAACCTCGCTGAAAGCCATCTTTACACCGTCCCGAATGAGAAACACATTATCCTTGCTGCCAACCTGCTCGATATATCGTTTTACGATTACATCACAGAACTTTTCATCCAATTCTACTGTATAGCAAATCCGCTTGGTCTGCTCGCAAGCGATAAGGGTACTTCCCGAACCACCGAATGGATCTAGTACAATACACCCTGTCATGCTGGAATTTAGGATAGGGTAGGCCACCAACGGTACCGGCTTCATCGTGGGATGGTCAGCATTCTTTTTGGGCTTGTCAAACTCCCAGATGGTTGACTGCTTGCGGTC